AGGGGGAGGGGGCCGTAAAGCCCCCTCTTACAATATGCCCGCGATCTATCTGCAACACCCCCTGCACGGCACCAAAGTAGCGATCTCCGATATGGAGGCCGAGGACGATATGGCACGAGGCTGGGAGCCGTTTGATCCGTCTGAACCCACCGAAGCCAGCGATGAACCAATCTATCAAGAAGTTTCTCAGCCCGAGCCGCAACCGGCGCCGGTGCTGGTTAACGAACTCCAACCCCGTCGCCGTGGGCGTCGGCCTCGGGAGGTAGCAGCATGAGCACAACGGCTGGCGATCTCATCAAAGGTTCCCTGCGCCTGATCGGGATGCTGGCCGAAAGTGAGGAGCCGTCTGCGGCCACCATGCAGGACTCCATCGCGGCGATGAACGCGATGATTGAATCTTGGGACACGGAGCGGTTGTCCGTGTTTAGCACGCAAGACCAAGTGTTTAGCTGGCCGGCCAATCAGTCCGTGCGCACGCTCGGGCCTACGGGCAATTTTGTCGGCGACCGCCCGATTCTGGTGGATGATTCGACCTACTTCAAAGATGCGTCGACCGGCCTGTCTTTTGGTATCCGGCTGATTAATCAGCAGCAATACAACGGTATTGCGCTGAAAACCGTGACCAGCACCTATCCGCAGGTCATGTGGGTCAATATGACCTACCCCAACATCGAAATGACCATCTATCCGGTGCCGACCAAGACGCTGGAATGGCACATCGTGTCGGTTGATAAGCTAACCGAGGTGGCCGACGTGGCCACCGCGATTGACTTCCCACCTGGATACATCCGCGCGTTTCGCTACAACTTGGCGATGGAGCTGGCCCCGGAGTTTGGCGTCGAGCCGTCGCCGCAGGTGCAGCGGATTGCCATGACCAGCAAGCGGACGCTGAAGCGCATCAACAACCCGGATGATTTGATGGCGATCCCGTACGCGATTGTTGCCACTCGCCAGCGCTACAACATCTACGCCAACAACTTCTAAGGTTGAACTATGGCTAACGTAACTATTCCGATGCTGCCAGCGGCAGTTGCCGCTGCGCCGACGGACCTGATCCCGATTGAGCAGGGCGGCGTCACTAAACAACTGACCAACGCGCTGCTTTTTACTTCCCCCACGTTTGTTACCCCCGCGCTGGGCACCCCCGCGTCGGGCATGTTGACTAACTGTGTTGGGTTGCCGATTGGAAGCGGCGTTAGCGGTCTTGGCGCCGGTGTAGCTACCTTTTTGGCTACGCCGTCGTCTGCTAATCTGGCTGCTGCCGTAACCGGCGAAACTGGCTCGGGCGCGCTGGTGTTTGCTACCAGCCCTTCGCTGACCACCCCTACGCTGGGCGCGGCTACCGCCACCAGCATTAACAAGGTGGCGTTTACCGCGCCGGCCACTGCGGCCACTCTGACCATCGCCGACGGCAAGACGCTGACCGCCAACCATAGCCTTACGTTGGCTGGCACCGACGGCACGACCATGACATTTCCGGCTACCAGCGCGTCTATCGCGCGGACGGACGCCGCGCAGTCGTTCACGGGCAATCAGACCTTTGCCGCTGCGATTATCGGCAGCGTTCAGCCGCTGTCCGGGCCTGGCGCGGTTAACATTACCACCGGCACCACGGCGTTTACATCTACCGGCACTGGTGACGCGCTGACTTTGGCCGACGGCGTTGCCGGCCAATATAAGACGATTGTTTACGTGGCCGAAGCGGCGGGCGCTGATACGGGCGTGTTGACCCCCACTAATTTTGGCAACGGGACTACAATCACGTTCAACGCAGTGGGTAATAGCTGCACCCTGCAGTTTTTGGCGGGTGAATGGTGGGTCGTGTCGCTTTACGGAGCAACGGTAGCCTAATTCTATGAAAACCCCCATTCTCGGTTCGACCTACGTTGCGCGGTCGGTTAACGCCGCCGCGTCGCGGATGGTCAACTTGTTTCCCGAGATTGTGCCGGAGGCTGGCAAGGAGCCCGCGTTCCTGATGCGCGCGCCCGGCCTGCGCCTCCTGACGACGCTGCCCGCCGCCGCGCCCGTTCGAGGATTGTGGACGCTGGGCAGCTACATGTACGCCGTTTGCGGCACGACGCTCTACAAGTTGGATTCCGCTTACTCAGCCACGGCGTTGGGCACAATTGCGGGGCTTGGCCCGGTATCCATGTCGGACAACGGCACGCAGCTGTTCATCGCCGCAAACGGCCCAAGCTACATCTACAACACCAACACCAACGTTTTTGCGCAGATTACAGACCCCGACTTTCCTGGCGCGGTGACGGTGGGTTATCTGGACGGGTATTTCGTATTTAACGAGCCAACAGCCAGAAAATCTGGATTACCAGCCTGCTGGACGGCACCCAGGTAGACCCGCTGGACTTTGCCAGCGCTGAAGGATCGCCCGACGGCGTGGTGGGGCTGATTGTTGACCACCGCGAGGTGTGGGTGTTTGGCACCAACTCGGTTGAAGTCTGGTACGACGCCGGCACCGCCGATTTTCCCTTGCAGCGTATCCAAGGCGCGTTTAACGAGATTGGTTGCGCCGCAGCATACAGCATCACCAAAATGGACAGTGGCGTGTTTTGGCTCGGCAAGGACGCGCGGGGCCAAGGCATGGTCTATCGGGCTAACGGCTATACCGGCCAGCGCATTTCGACGCACGCCGTGGAGTGGCATATCCAGCAGTATGGCGACCTGTCCAACACCATCGGTTACACCTACCAACAGGACGGCCACAGCTTTTACGTGCTGATTTTCCCGAGCGCCAACACGACTTGGGTCTACGATGTGGCCACCAATTCGTGGCACGAACGCGCGTCTTGGTTTAATGGCGACTACATCCGGCACCGCAGTAATTGTCAAGTTGCGTTTAACAACGAGATCATCGTCGGCGACTTTGAGAATGGTAAACTCTACGCTTTTGACCTTGATGTCTATTCCGACAACGGCGCGATACAGCGGTGGCTGCGGTCGTGGCGGGCGTTGCCCACGGGGCAAAACAACCTGCACCGGTCGGCGCATCACACCTTGCAGCTGGACTGCGAGACGGGCGTTGGACTGAACGGCATCGACCCGTCCGACCCCTGGGCATGGCTTTTCTCAACGACCAGCGGCGATACCGTAACCACCAGCAGCGGCGACTCCATACTGCTGTCGCCGCCTACGGTCGAGGGCGCCAACCCCGAGGTGATGCTGCGGTGGTCGGACGATGGCGGGCATACCTGGTCGAACGAGCACTGGCGCAGCATGGGCCGGATCGGTGAGTACGGCTACCGCACCATCTGGCGCCGGCTAGGCATGACCGTCAAGCTGCGCGACCGGGTGTACGAGGTGTCAGGCACGGACCCGGTAAAAATCGCCATTATGGGGGCTGAGTTAGACGCCAGCCCGACCGCCTCGTGAGCGAGCTGATACCCAACATTACCCGCATCCCCGCGCCTAGGACGCCGTTCTTTGACGAGCGTACGGGCTTGGTGTCGCGGGAGTGGTATCGGTTCCTCTACAACTTGTTTACGTTGACCGGCAGTGGTGGCAACTTTACCTCGCTGACTGACCTGCAAAAAGGGCCGCCGGACATATCCGTTGAGGCGCTTCAGATTGACCCAACTGCGCCAACGATTGCCCCCGCCGACGCCGCTACGGTGTCTGACATTGCGCAGATCAACACGCAATTAGCGGGGCTGGAAGCCGCGCCCGAGTGCGATTGCGCGGCAACCCAAGCGGTTTTGCAAAACGAGATCAACGGGCTGTTGGCCGCGCCGGTGTACATTCCACAGGCGCCAGCGCCCATCTATGGGGCGTTTTTTAGCACCGCCAACCAGCCGGACGGATCTACTACAACCGCCTACCCGCTGGTTTTGGACACTACGCAGGTTAGCCAAGGTGTCTCGTTGGAGGACCGCACCGCAACGTTTACCGCGTCCATAGGGCCGGCCAGCACCACCATGACCGTAACGGCGGTGTCCGCTGGGCCCATCTATCCGGGCATGACCATCACCGGCACCGGTGTCACGGCGGGCACATACATCGTGTCACAGACCACGGGCACTGACGGCAGCACGGGCGACTACGTGGTCAGTGCATCACAGACAGTGGCATCAACGACCATCACCGGCACTTGCAAGTCCAAGATACGGCTGCAAGAGGCTGGCGTTTATAACGTGCAGTTCAGCATTCAATTCGTCAACACCGATAGCAACATCCAAGATATGGACGTTTGGATGCGGCAAAACGGGTCTGACGTGACTGACAGTAACAGCCGGTTTTCGGTGCCTAACCGTCACGGAAGTATAGATGGGCACCTAATCGGCGCGCTCAACTTGTTTGTAGACGCGGCGCCCAGCGATTTCATTGAGTTAATGTGGGCAACTACCAACTCAGGGGCTACAATTCAATATATTGGCGCGCAAACTGGCCCGGTTCGACCGGCCACACCGTCGGCCATCGTAACAGTATCGTTGGCCTCCGTGCCATCCATCTAAGGAGTACGACATGACCGTATATGTCAAAGTGCTGATCCCGGCCAAGAACGCCGAGAACACGCAGACGACGCAGTACACCGCCACTGGCGTTACCACCATCATCGACAAGTTTACGGCGACCAACTACGAGGCTACGGCGGCGACCATCAGCGTCAACCTGGTGACGGCGGCGGACACGGCGGGCAACCAGAACTTGATTGTCAAAACCAAGTCGCTGCAGCCGTCGGAAACCTACACCTTTCCTGAGATTGTTGGACAAGCGTTGGCGGCGGGCGGGTTTATCAGCACCATCGCCAGCGCCGCAACGTCGATCAACATCCGCGCTTCGGGCCGTGAGATCACGCAGTAATGGAAGCAGCGCTGGCGGATAAAAAAGACCTTTGCGGTCTTTTGCAGATAAGCCCAAGTGAGGAGCGAGGGCTGGTCGATCCGTCGGCCATGCACGCAAAAGTTGTTGCGCTGCAAAATGTATTGCTGGAAATGCCGCAGGCAGATATTGAGACCACCCATAAAT